ATGCCGCATTTGCGTACCAAAGAATCCTTGAAAATTGCATAGGCCGTTAAGAACCCAGAATTGTCGTTTTGGAAAATGTGGTTGCAATAGTCGGTGGCCTGCTGGGCCATCTTAGTGTCTTCGGGTCCCTTGGGCGTGAACTCAACCACATTTTCAGAACTAAAGAAAACTCGCATCAGGCTTGGCAGCATGGCCGAGACAGTGTCCCGCACTTCCATGGCCACCACTTTGCTGTTGCCTTCGACCTCATTGCCGAATAAATCCCCGCGATAGTATTCAGTCCCCTTGGCGCGTGTGGGTGACAGATCACTGTCCACATAGCTCACCGCATCGACCAAATCCTGAGTAATGATGCTTTGCAGCTCTGCATCATCCATTGGCTCTGTGGCTGCAATGTCGGTGGATAAATTATCGGTAATGTTTTCAATCATGGCTTGACCTTTGTAAGAACCACATACATGGAGTCCACAGCCCGTGGGGTGCGGATAATTTCGTCTTGTGGCAATTCTAGTGCTTCTCCCACCTTTGAGAGACGCATTTCCAGTGTTGTCAGCTCAAACCGATCTGGCCAGCCTAAGTACCAATGCCACTCGGTGTAATACTTCCAAGAATTCTCGTTAAATGCTCTGACGTGGGTTGGGTCTTGCCAAGCGCCAAGACTTAGCTCATACGGCACATGAATTCGCATCTCACCGCCCACTTTGAGCAGCTCTTTGCAGTTGGTCATGGCATCGACCAGATTGGGGATGTGTTCCAGTACATCATTGGCCAGAATCACCTCAAACATTCCTGGCACGATCTCCAGCTGCCCAAAGCGCGTCTCTAGCGTGTCGCCCCACTTGATCTTGCTGATATCGACCAGCCAATCAGGATTCTTGCTGGCCTGTATATCTGCATTGAGATACTCAGCGCACCAGTCTTTGCCAGACCCTAAGTTAAGAATCAAACCAGGCACTCGCATAATTTGGCCGATTCTCTCTGAGCCATGGCAGCGCATCCTCATGGAGCTTCTGCGCATTCAAACCAATGGTGTTTGAGCCAATGTGGTGAACATAACTGGCACTGACGTAGTGGCCATAGCCTTTTTGGATTAAGTCCATACAATGCACATCATCTGAGTACCAATTCAGAGGAGGAAACTTTGCCTCTTCAAATGCGTCACTTGATATCCATGCAAAGATTGGGCTGACCTCTTGGACCATTTTGATGTGTGACTCAGACGGGAATTTGTAGAAGTGCAGCTTCTCCGGCTCATCGGTAATGCGCACATTTTGACAAGGTCTGGCCGCATCGCACCTTGCCGCAACCCACCCAGCTTTGTAGCTGTTCATGCTCCTGACAATGGCCACATCTTCCATCAGCACTTTCACGCTGGTGGGGGTCAGCACCACATCGTCATTGGCCACAATGCATGATGACCAGTCCTTCATGGCTGCTTCAATGATCTCGTTATAGTCCTCGCCAAAGTTCCTTGGCTGGCCATAAATCTTGAAATCGGCCTGAAATTGCTCAATGACCGACTCAGGTCCGCGCAGATAAACCGGACACTCTGGCGCGTATTGCTTGATAGATTCCAGCAACACGGCCAGACCATGGCCCTTGACAGTGGCAATGACGATTGGACAAATCATTTCTTGGCCTTGTTCCTGGCACTGATCGCAGCCGCCTTGGCTTTGGCATCAGCCTTAGAGCTTGCGCCCCATGCCTTCAGACTTAGCAGCAGCCGTGTCGGCTCACCGCCCTTCATCTCAGGCCCAGGCATATTGCCCATGCGTGCCAAGAAGCTGGCACGCCTTGGGTTATCGCCAGACTTGACTGGCGCTTTCAAGTTCATCCCCTCGGCCTTCGCACTGGCCCGACCCTTGGCATTTAAGCCGCCAGACGGGCTTTTGCCCTCTTTACGCTGCCAAGCTGGGGTCTTCATTTCTTTTTCACTGGCTTGGCGGTTTTAGCCGCTGCCTTAAAGTCTGAAGCACTTGGAGCGCCCTTTGCCCCAGGCTTGCGCATTTTCTCTTTGCTGCCAGCAGCAATTCTTTCGCGTTTTGCATGAATGTTTGCATATAGACCTTTCATTCCTCTTCTCCTTCTTCCTCATCTTCCATGTCCTCAGACTCTTCACCAGTGTTCGGGCCACCGACCACCCATGCATCGCACGTTCTGCTGGCTGCGCACTTGAAATCAAAAATTTCGCAGTAACCCAGATCGGCCAACTTGATCGTTCCCCATGGGTCTGCTTCCATGCCAATGCCTTGGGCAATGCACTGCTTGATGTTGTCAGACACATTGAATGCCGCGCAGTTACCGCACAGAGACTGCTTTGCGTCATCCATGCTGACATCCCACTGGTCTGCCTTCTTGCGCCAAAAAGCCTCATTAGGCAGTTTGGGATTCTCAGGACCATAGGCCGCGCTGGTGATTGCCTTGGCGCGGTTTTTCAGGTTGAGGGTAATGTCTTGCGTGGGCATGGGACAGTTCTCACCGCCCTCCATGTCCTCGCCCTCTTCTCGGTCCATGACCTGGTCCATGGTGCGTTTTAAGGTAGCCATTATTTTTTCGCCTTGTTCTTTGCTGTGCGCTGGCCGCGCATGGGCATCTTCGCCTCAGACATTGCAATGGCAATGGCTTGCTTGGGATTCTTCACAACCGGACCACCCTTGCCAGAGTGCAGTTTGCCAGAGCCAAACTCTTTCATCACCTTGCCGACCTTCTTTTGCGCTTTACTCATTGCCTTCATAGGTTTCCCCCATTGGTTTGTCAATACCCGAATTATGCAACCCTAGATAGATTTCTGCGCAGGGGTTGGGACCACTTGCTTGAGCCAGTGCTGCCATACATTCCCGCAATCGCGTCACTGGCAAATGTCAGGACAAAGGCATCGGCCTTGTCGGGGCTTGGCAGGCCGCGCCTCTTGATCTCATCTTTCCCCTCAATGGCGATCTTGCCATTGCTGGTGAATGAGTACCGCACTGTGGCCAGCTCATTGATCAGGACATCATCCCTTGGCATCTTGCAGTCCCGTGCCTCAAGCCAGGCTCTCGCCCTGTACCAAAGTTCTGCTTTCAAGTTCCTGTAAGTTCCACCCATCGCGGGTGATTCACTCACATTGATGCCACGCGCTGGCAGGCCCAGCTCTCTTAATCTGTCCACCACCCCAGCGCCTAATCCAATTGAATCGACCAGTATTTCCTTTGGCTGCTGGCTCGGTGGCAGCGCCTGATACTCGGCCACCACCGCACCAGTCAGTTGCATCAAATCTAAATTTTTCCAAGTCTTAATGTTCTCAGTCACCGCATTGCCCTGCCTTTTGCACAGCGCTGATCTATCCGATCCAAACCGCGCCACATCCAAGCCCCAGATCATGGGCGCGTACTCGCTTGGCGCGACATCCCGATTCAATGCACTTTCCAGTAGGTCCATGGCAATGACAGTGTCGTCATCGCCCTTGGGAAACTCACCGACCACGCGAATCCGGTAGACGTTGCTTTCCTCGCCATAGCGCATGGCCATCTCTTTGACGTACTCATCCGACACCCTTGGGCTATCGAGACAGCTCACTTGGAATGTGGTCCACTCATCTGCCAGGCGCGTGTGGGTGTCGTAGAAAAACCCACTGGACCTCACCGGATTCCCCAGCAATAACGTCACCGCATTGTGGCCAGACATCGAGCCAGCTGCCGCCTCGAACACTTGCTCCGGCACACCACTAGCCTCATCGGCCACCAGCATCACGTTCTCAGAGTGAATTCCCTGCAAAGCCTCCGGCTGCTCGGCCCGACTTGTCCTTGCCGAGATAAACATCTCAGTCGGTGCAGCGTTGAATTCAATCCTCTCTTGCTTGACAGTCAATAGACCTTGAAGTGGAAGTGGCATCGAATTGATCCACCTCTTCAGCTCCGCAAACATCGCGTCATAAAGCTGGCTGCTTGTCGGTGCAGTGACCACCACCTTGACCGGACTCCTGGTCATAAAGTACCAGAGCATGGCCCAGCTGCTTGCCGTACTCTTTCCCACCCCGTGGCCACTTCTCACAGATATCTTCCTATCCCCACGGGCAATGGCCTTCAAAAACTCAATCTGCCACTTGTCCGGATCAACACCCAAAACCTCTTGCACAAACAACACCGGATCAGGCTGATACCTCTCCACCCACTGGCTAAAGACATTTTCTTTCATGGGTGGATCGTCTCATAGATGGCCCAGCCTGTAGGACTCATCGCCCACTTATGCGCATCCAACTCATCAGTCCTGACCAGTATCAGCAAGTGATACGTCATCGCCAGGTCAAACCGATCCTCCTCAATAGCCTCCATCATCCGAATCTTCAAATCCAGCAACATCACCGACAAATGCATCGCGGTCAATAAATCAGTCATGTCATCCTCGCTTGCTTTAAGTTCTGGCCAGTGATCCTATTGGTCCAGCATGATGCACACAACCACCTGGTCGCACTCATCTCAACCCCACCCTCCGGTGGCTTCATCACAGCGCATTTATTACAAAGCTGTAATTTGTGACCATGGCAGTTCCCATTGAGCCGAATATGGTTATTTACAAAATTACTCTTCACGATACCATTTCCATATTCCCCAAATAAGCACCAGCACATTAAATGCAAGTATTGAATAAATTATATTCAATATAATCATTGTATTTTCTGAATCTGATTATGTGGGTGCGTTAACCACTTATCACCTAATAATCTCAATGCCTTGATATATTGCCTCTGATTATGTCTATTCGTGCTACGCGGCACATAATCGACATTGAATAACTGCCTGACTTTAGTTAATAACACAATATTCATATTACCCCCACGATCTGGTTAATGTCCACCCAAGTGTGCCAGACAATTGTGCCATCCAAGCTCATTAGCTTGCAGAAGATTTTTTTGTCTCTGGACTCATCAGTGTCTAAGACGATCCACTCTTGGTCCTTGATCACCACTGTCGCCTGCTTTGATTTCATTCGTTTGCTCCGTTGTTTGTGGAATGGATATTGTCAGGGTTTTTTGCGTTTTATGTCAACTACCTCAAAAGTTTTTTAAAAATTTTTTTTTGTAGGTGTTTAGTGCCGCCACTGTCGCCCCCGCCAATCCGGCCAAGGGGGGGGTCGCGGCCACCGACCGCCAGCCGACCACCGCTGGGTTATCCACGCTTTTTGGCCAACCTTATCCACAGATTCCTGTGCATAAGTAGCCTTGTAATACTTTGATGCACTTAATTCTGTGGATAACGACTTATCCACTTAACATAATGGTCGTTGTATAAAGTGACTGAATGCTTCGGTATTCATTTACTCAGAATTGTCTATCGATACGATGCTGCGCTTGCGCAGGGCATCGAGCGCCATGCTTCCCAGGTCGATGTTGACCAGTGGCTGCTGCTTGTCACCATACTCGTCTGGCGCTTGTTTGGAGGCCAGCCAGCGCCTTGTGTCCACTCTCAGCTTGGCCACCTGTGCCTCTTGAGGCGTGGCCGTGTCTGCAATTTCGAGGGTCTGCTCTGCTAAACTTCTGCCACCTCGCGTGCGTGCGCGTGCGAGGAGTTCCCCCCGCTTGGCATCTTTATCGATCCATTTGTAGAAACCACCGATGCTGATGTCCAAAGACTTAATCACTGAATCGATGGTCTTGCCTTGTGAGATATGGTCAAAGAGCATGGCTTCACCACCAAAAGCGTGAATTTTCTTATTGATCCCAGACATCTCTTTGCGCTCGATGTTGGCAAGTTCCTTTTGGTTCATCTGCCTTGCTGCAATGTTGTCTGCCAGTTCACTCATGGTTTGTGCTTTGGCCATTCAAATACTCCTCGATTGTTTTGATTGCATCAGCTGCTGATCTGGCGACCACTGACCGATATCCTTTTGCATTTAACTGCAAACCCACAGCGCTTTGTTTGCTTGAGACCACTCCGGCCTTGGTCTTCATCTCCACAAATAACGCATGAAACCCGTTTTTAGGCTCTAAGACGCATAAATCCGGCATCCCAGCTAAAACCCCTTCAGAATGCAATCTAACGCGCTCTGAGGCCGTTCTATCGCCTCCATTGGGTATTGCTGCAATGATGATGTCCGGATAGAACGCACGAAAGTGTTGCACCACCTTGACCTGGTCAATGTGTTCAATGCTTTTTCTTTTGCGCTTTAAGTCAACCACCATTCTTCGGATTCTACTGCCGAGGGTTTGGTCTGGAACATATGGCATCGGTGCTTGATGTCAGTTGGGAATGCGGCCAGTCCAGTTTGGCTGCACTGGTGTTCGGACCATGTGACTGTTGCCCATCCGCCTTTGACCTTTGCTTGGTCAAACATCCACTGCAAAGGCTTTGAGTTGACCTTTCGGTGTCTTTCCATTTGCTCAGCTGGCATCGACTGGCGTTGCTCTACCATTTCCGCATTAGCGCAGTTGTGGCAGAAAACGCGCTCATCTTCGACCATTTCATAAATTGTGGATAAGCTGTGCATAACTTTCTTTCATGTTGGACCATCAAATGCTCGTTTCTAATACGGAAAGCCCTTAAGGAATTTTCCGCCTTTCCGCATTAGAAACTGAAGTACCTTCCAAGCCGTGACTGGTCTGTGGATAAGTGGGTCTAATGACCCCACTTATCCAACAATCCCTGCCATTGTCTAATACGGAATTCCGCATTAGTTCCGCATTAGTTCCGCCTTTCCGCATTAGACTGGTCATGCGAGTCTGACCCAGCCTGACAGTGGCTCGTTTGGTGCGAATCTGGTGAAGATGGCCGTGCCAATGTGCTTTCGGATATAGCCTGCATCACTGCCTTTGACAGTTGAAAAGATTTCAGTCCAGTCCAGTTGATAGGCGTTTTGGAGTTCTTTTGGCACGATTGGCCTGCCTGGTCCTCTACGCATGATGACGCTGCCTCTGTCATTGATAATGGACTGGACATGATTGCAGACCTCATCGCACTTGTCTTGGATGCGTTGTTCTTTGGCGCTGTCTTGTATTGATTG